ATGAATATGGAGACGCCTGAATCAGGAAAATTATTGGTGGCAGAACCATTTATGGAAGATCCTTTTTTCAAAGGAGCGGTTGTATTCCTCTGCGAATGCAAGCAGGAAGGTGCATTCGGATTAATCCTGAATAAGCCGACGGAAATGAAAGTGCACGAAGTGGTGGATGATTTTCCTGTAGTTGATAATCTTATTTATTATGGCGGCCCTGTTCAACCTAACACGCTTCATTATCTGCATCGCCGCGGCGATCTGCTGCCTGACAGCACGGAGGTGGCTGATGGCATTTTCTGGGGCGGCGATTTTGAAAAACTGATTTTCCTTCTCGATACAAAACAAATTTCGGCCGATGAGATTAGATTCTTCTTTGGCTATTCGGGCTGGAATGAAGATCAGCTAACGCGGGAGATCAAAGAAAATTCATGGTTCATCAGCGAGGGTTCTACTGACTACCTTTTTGATGCAGAACCCCAACAACTCTGGCGCACTGTTCTTCGCAACATGGGCGATCGCTTCAAAGTGATTGCAAACTTTCCGGAGAATCCCAGCTACAATTGAGTGCTTTTGTTGGTGGCTTGTGGGGACCCAATCTGCAGGAGAATAAAGACCAGGTGTGGAAAGCATAGCGCACGCGAATTGCTCACAGTATTTGCTCAACGACATTCGTGTGCGAGATAGGATGAGTGACGAGGGAGATGAGGGTTATCTGGATCCCAAATTATTCTGGATGATCTTCGACACGGCGTTAAACATGTAGTCCATAATTTCTCTTAATATCAAACTGAATATTGCTCTGAATATTCTTAGTGGACTGAGAGACGTAGTTCTATTGATGCGATCACCTTCTTTGCCTCTTTGCCTAAATGATAACAAAGACCCTATTAAATGCTTACCCATTAGTGGTACTCTTCAAACAAAATGGCTCTTCTGAAAAGTTTTCAGAAGAGCCATTATAATTAACAAGGAAGAAGAGTAGCTTAAAGCAAGTAATATCTACTCCAATCTTTGTTTTGAACAAACTAAGGGGGTAAGAACCAAAGGTAGAAAGAATATATAAACGGCAAAACCTTAGAAAAAGCGAATAATTAACAAGTTATAGAGGAAAATGGCAAAATGCTATTTAAAACGAAAGGTAGAAATTTGCTTGAAGAAGATGTAATTGATGCTCAATTGGGGTGCTGAAAATGAGCCTTTAAACTGGATTAATACGGTGTTTGAATGTAATTAGATGCACGTTTAGGTGTACATGAAGGTGTACATATAGGTGTACATTGCTGGGGAATTTGGCAACGTTGCCACCTCAAAAATTTGGTCGGTTGACTACTTTATTTATAGACCAAAAGAAAATATGCAATAACGCCCGCAATTGTGAGACCAAGCATGAGCAAGAAATATGAATGTAAGAAATCTAAATGCTTCTCAATTTTCGTCAGCAGTTCCAGCTGCTTTTTAGAGTCTTCCTCGTCCATGTTGAGTATCAATTTGGTTTTATTGTAATAAACGGCTGCGAAGCGCGCCAATTGAAAACTATAAGCTCTCCAATCAAATGCTTGTCTGCAATTTTGCCTCTGTAGAGGTCTTTTCCTGAATAGAATTCTAAGGTGGTTTCCCAATATCCAACAAAGAGATCAATCAGCGCAGAGGGAGTTCCTGTAATAACGCCAGAAGTTATCCTTCCAGTTTTATCAAGTATAAATTTTCCTGTAAGATGCTCAGTGCTGGTTTTCCAAGTCCAAGTTGATGATGTGGCGCTATAATCGGCGTCGCTTTGAAATCCCATGCCCTGAATAAAAATACTCAGTTCATTGACCCAATATGGCTTGAATCCGATAAGCCTTACCAAATGCTTACTGTCAGAGTTGTTCATCAAAGCATTTTGCTCGACGTATTCTTTTTTCGAACCGAACAATTTGTAAGAAACTTCATCGGGCTGGGGCCAGTTTACATGAGTAGTGTCTTGCGCGAACGCTGTAATTGGAACAAGAAATAAGAGTAAGAGAGATTTCATGGGGATGTTTTTAATTCAACAAATTTTTCTCATTCCCCTTCAATGGGAGCAATCCTTCCCGCCGATTAAGTTCATCCAGCATCTTCTGTTGCTCCGGCGTGACGGTTTCATTATGCACTGCTTTAATCAACTCCTTCAACTGCTTTCTCAGCTCGGGCAAACTCGCCGGTACTTCATGAAGGTAAGCGTGAATGAATTCTTCAGTGTGCGACATAATAAAGGGCCGGTGGTTTGTGTGTCGCACATTATTTGAAGGAATCACCCCCACAAATTCTCGCTCTCGCGAGAACCACCGGCTGCTCTTCCGGCATGGAGTGATTCAGTAATGTGCGACGACATAAAAGTAATTCATTTATCGACTTTCGTTTCTTTCAAATGCTGCACTTCCTTGCGCAGCTCTGCAATTTCAGACCTCACTTGAATTGTAAGTTGTTTCAACATCTCCGTTTGATTTTTTATAGCTTCAGAAAGTTCAGTTCCATACTTATTTTCCGGTTCTCCTGCTAAACTTTTACTGCTGCCATCTTCATTTGTAAACCTTCTTTCCTTTATAAACATTTCTCCTTCTCCGGTAAGTAACCATGTCAAATTCACATCTTTTCTGTATAGAAACTGGATGATTTCATCCTTAATTTTTGCTTTTTTTTCCATCCGACTAACTTCTTCCTGCCGTACCCCAGCCTGCATTGCAAGCTCCTCTTGAGTAAGCTTCAATGAAATACGCACTTCTTTAAGTCGTTGATTTTGACTCATAAAAAATTTATGAGAAAGCATCCTATTTTATGAATAATCATCCTATTTTTGTCCCGATCATTTAACCAAAGGTGAGAATAATTATGAGTAATACAAACGAATCTGATAAACAGAGTACACAAAATAAAGACGAGGTGGCGGCTATCGTAGCTAAGATTTGTGGATGCAGCCCAAATTACGTGTACAAAGTGCTAAGAGGTGAGCGCGATACCAAAAGCAAGCGCGCTAAACGAATTATAGTAGTATATGAGACTTACCGCAATCAGAAGAATGTGATCATTGATTCGATTAAGAAGCTCATTGACATCTAAACATTCCCTCAACTTACTAAACCCAATCAATGAAGTTAATTGAAGAAAAAAAATGGATTGAATGGAAGACCGCTGTCGAGAGCGGCATTTCATCTAATACATTGAAGCGTGCGAAAGCTCTTTCGTTCTCTTCTTTTCAGTTCATGGATGATCCGGAACCACCTTATGGTTTACTGGTATGCTTTGATACCATGAAGGATCAGTACAAGGAAAAAGTTCTTGCTTTTCTCTCTCACACCATCCTCCTCTCTCACCTCGAACCCGATCACGCCGCACGAACATTCTTTTCAGAATACAAATTGAACGACGGCACCGGGCTTCCGCAGCAGCACATCGAACAATACACCACGGCTGCGCAATGGCTCAATTTGCTCGTGAATGCAAAAGATGTATGCAAGAAGACCGGATTGTCGAAAGAACAATTTCTGAATGCCGCCATTGCACTCATTGAGCAGAAGAAAGTTGACCTGCCATGCAGCGTGAAAAAACTTTATCCGCGCATCAAGGAATATAAAGAGCAGGGGTACAGAGTTCTGATCAGTAAAAAATTCGGTAACAATAATTCTGAGAAGCTCACGGAAGAAGCGAAGCAATGGCTGATCGCGCAGTACGCTTCTCCTCTCAAATTAGCGTGCGACACCACATCACTCACTCTTCAATATCTAAGTGAAGCTGCTAAACGCGGATGGGATCAGGTGACGGAACAATGCGTGTACGCTTACCTGCATCGCGCCGATGTGGAACCGCTGTGGTGGCTCGGCAAACACGGATGGAAGAGCTGGAGACTGCGCTATGAGCATAAGAACCGGATCGTGCCGCCCAGTTTCCGCGATGCACTGTGGGAAGGTGACGGAACAAAACTCAACTTCTTCACGAGCGGATTCCGTGCCGAGCTGAACATGTACTTCGTGGTAGACGTGCACAGTGAAATGATACTCGGCTACGATTTCAGCAACAGCAGCGAAGATTTTACCGTGCAGCAGCGTGCATTCAAACGTGCTTTAAAGAAGAGCGGACACAAACCTTATCAGGTTCTCTACGATAACCAGGGCGGACACAAAGGAGCGCAGGCAAAACACTTCTTCAATCAGCTTGCTAAAGTCCACTTCGCTGCCAAACCATACAATGCCGAATCAAAACACATCGAGCGGATCATCGGACGATTTCAGAAACAAGTGATGAGCCAGTACTGGTTCTTCACCGGCATGAATGTGACCACAAAAAGCGAAGACAGTAAAGTGAACAAAGATTTCTACGATGCTCACAAATCTGAACTGCCCTCAGTGCAGGAGATCATTCGCATTGCCGAGAGCTGCGTGGAAGAGTGGAATAACAGGAAACATCCGCGCTTCGATTGCACACGTGCTGAACAGTATGCTTCTTCGATCAATGCCGAGGCGCAACCGGTGAGCCGCTTTGACATGGTGGAACTGTTTTACAATACCACGGAAGAGATCACATACTATCCCGGTGGAATCAAGCCGGTGATCAAAGGCAGAAAAGACTTGCAGTATGAAGTGACGGATTCCGAAGGCAACCCCGATCTGTCGCTGATCCGCGACCGGTTTGTCGTGAAGTACGATGCGGACGATCTGAGTCACATCTATCTCTACAAACGCGATGCAACCGGTGATCTGCGATTTGTGGCCATTGCTTACGAAAAGGATGGCACCCCGCGCGCCGTTGCCGACATGCGTGAAGGAGACCAGGAAAAGATCAGGCGCAGAATGAAAGTGCGCGAGCAGCAGCGGCAGACGACAGAGGATGCACTGGAAGACATACGCGCGGCAGCCGGATGGAGTGTGGATGACATCATTCGCGCCGGTGAGCTGGCACCCAAAGAGCTAAAGCTGAAAGCTGAAAGCATTTACCTCAGCGGTGATGAGGACGATGAAATAAAAATTGCTGAAGACTAAAATTCATTCTTATGAAAAAACAAAAAGTAACTCTCGACATTATTGAAAACAACATGATCAAATTGAGAATGGCGATCAAATTCAAGAACAAGAAAGCAATTATGGAAGCATACGACATTCTTGAATATGTAGACTGGCAAGATTACCCAACTGAGTTTGACGCATACGATCAGCTCGTCACTAAAGCAAACAACATTCTCTATTCATAAAAAAAAATTCCGGTGAGTACCCTCTAACAGTGCTCACCGGATCATTACTAAACCTTCAAACAACAAACGTATGAATCTCGACGACAAAAACAAAATTCACGAACTGCTCACACAGAAACTTGAAAGCGCCGATAGCAATAATCAGGCTGCTGCACAAATGATGATCAGTCCCGGAACGCTCAGCCAAATGGTGAATAAAAAGTGGGATAGCATTGGAGATAACATGTGGAGGCGTGCTGCAAATTGGTGTGGCTTTTCTGCAACCGATTGGCCCATTCTCACCACCAAAACTTACAATGCTATTCAGGCGCTGTGCGCTGATGCCAAGCGCAACCACCGTACACTCGCCGTGATTGGCTATACCGGCGCGGGAAAAACGGAAGCGCTCAAGAAGTACATTAATAAAAAGGATGCCCGCAATGCTTATTACGTTCTTATTGAAAAAGGCATGAGCGTGAAAGAGCTTCTCAATAAAGTGATGCGGGCTATAGGCAAGGACGTGGAGGGGAGTATTAGTCAGCGCATGGCTTTCATCTTTGATTTTCTCAATAACAAGGTAGAGAATCCACTGCTGATTTTCGACAGCATGCATAAGGGCAACGATGCCCTTTATGAAATTCTCCAACAATTCACTGAATCACTGGAGCGCCGATGTGGTATTGTGCTCTGCGGTACAGAGCGATTAAAGAATTATATACTCAAGATGGCGGCTAAAGGAAAAAGTTGTTTTCCTGAGCTGAAGAGGCGGATCGGCTACTGGCAACCTGTTTACCAGGTGCAGAAAGGAACCATCGATAAGATTTGCAGCATCTACAGCATTACGGAAGAAGATGCTATAGATTATGTACAGAGGATATGCAGTGACATGGGCACACTGCGTGAACTGATGGACAATTACTCAATAGCGGATAAAGAAGGAATGACACAATTGCAAGTGCTCATTTCACTCAATGTTGGTGACATGGATTCAATCGCAGCATGATGTGGCTTTATCAATTGAGTGATGAAATAGAAATCGAAGACCTGAGATTGAAAACAACTATTACGATTTTTTAACCCCATACGAAGAAGAAGACTGATTTGTCCAATCTAAAACCATTAACACAAAAATGAAACTGAAAACTTTTAACGCTGAAACACTTCCGACCTCTCAATCGAGAGAAGGCGACCCAACTATTTCTTTCGCCTTAGCCACTTCCTACTTAAACGATAAAGCGGTGCAGGCCCTGAACTTAGAAGCCGGGATGAATATCTCTGTGCATCAGAGCGAGGACGATCCTTCTGAGTGGTTCCTTGAAGTGGACACTAAAAATGGATTCCCATTAAAGAAAGCGAGCGGCTCTTACAAGAAAGTACTCGTTTTTGCGTCTGCTGCTCTCGCGCACAGAGTACTTGAAAGCATTGGCATGGATGAGAAACGCGCAACCTGCCGCCTGGTTACTGAGCCGATCAAAGAAGGAAAGCTCACGCTGTATCCCATCATCACTTCTTACGCAAAAAGAAAACTCGAAGACTAACCGATGACTGAAATTTTAAAAGCGCCCTCACCACCGGTTCCCGGCATTCATGAAATGCCGGAGAAGATAAAACGTGCACCGAAGGATACTTACAATCCGAAGGAAGTGATGCGTCGCAATTACGAAGAGCTGGATTTCGAAGCGCCCTACATCGACCTGATGGGCCGGCCCGAGCCGAAGTTTATTGCGATGCTTTACGGGCCTCCGGGCGCAGGGAAATCGACGTTCGCACTTCGCTTTGCTGAATACCTCGCCAACAATTTCGGAAAGGTGTATTACAACAGCCACGAGGAGCGGATCAAGAAAACAATCCGCGACCGTATGGTGAGCATTGCCTTCAAGACGCGTGACGGGCGCTTTCAATTCGGCGACGCCGTTCCGTTCAACACGCTGATGGATAAGATTCGAAAGAATCACTACCGCTTTGTGTTCATCGACAGCGTTCAGTACATGGATTTCACCATCGAGCAGTTGCAGGAGATGACGAAAGAATTCAAGAAGCGGCTGCTCTCCATCATCATGATCAGCTTCGGCGAGAGCTGGGGCAAGCCCACGCGCGCCAGCGATCATCTTTTCGCCAGCGACATCAAAGGATTTTTTTACCTGAATGAGAAAGCGACCTACGGAATGGCCCGCTTCTATGGCCGTTACAAACCGCAAATAGTAAACGCTGAAGTATTCAAAGTGCCGCAGCAAACGCTGAAGCTGCACAATGAGATTTCAGAGGAAGAATCAGAAAACAAATTGTTATGAAACCGAATGCAGTAAAAAACCGAGTGCTCCGCCTGTGCGGCATCACGAAAGAAGAATATGCGACCGCCGTGTTCGAATCCGGCATCGCCTTTCTTGAGCACTACACCAATTACGACGAATGGGCCGTGAGCACCATCAGCCGCACGCATCAGTTCTGGGGATGGTGGGAGAATGCCTGGTACAACATCGATGAGATTTTCGTCGCCCGCTTTTTCGAAGACGAGCTGGAGGAAAATTTGAAACCGCATTACCGCAGGGATTGGTACCTGCGGCATCGCCCGGAGAAAGTGCAGGCCATGATCACGAACGACGTGCTCAATGCCGCCTCTGAAATATTTGAGCAACTCACAAAACAAAAAGTATGAACGAAGAACTACTTAAATCACGCATCGCCATCCTTGAGATGGAGCTGAAAACATTGAAAGCGCAGCTGCAAAATGCCAAAACAGGGAAGATCGTTTCGCTTCCCTCGAAGTTTCGATTGATCATCGAAAAAGTTTGCGAAGCATGGTCAATAAGTGAAACCGAATTACTCAGCAAATCGCGAACTGAACCGCTCGCACGATCACGTGCGATGATTGCCGGATTAGCTCAAGAGCTGCTTCCTGAAGTTTCGCTCGTGGCACAGGGAAGGATTCTCGGCCGTGATCACAGCACCATCATTCACGCGAGACAAGCACATCGTGATCGTGTTTTTTGCAGCGAAATATACCGGACGAGCTTCGAGAAATTTAAGAAAACACTTGAGCCGGTGCTCATAGGAAAATAGTTAATTCAAATCACATAAACCCAAAAATGAAAATGGAAACAATCATCGGACGAAGAAAAAAAACCTTGCTGAAGGAGAGCATCAGCATTGAAGAGGCAGACAAAATCCTCGGCGAATATGCAGAGGCAAATAGCCAGTTCAAAAAGAAAACCGCCAAGATGGAATTAAAGATCATCGAGGTGAGAAATGAATTCACCGCCGAGCTGGACAAATGGCAAGCCGTGATGGATGCGAAGTTCGAGCTGCTCCAGCATTACGCTGAAACGAACCCGGAGCAATTCAAAGACCGCAAGAGTCTTGAACTCACTCACGGCATCATCGGGTTCAGAACCGGAACGCCGAAGCTGAAGCTGGCAAAAGGATTCAAGTGGGAAAACGTACTCGCGAATCTAAAAAACCTGCTTCCCGAATTCGTGCGCATCAAAGAGGAAGTGGATAAAGATTCACTGCTCAGCAATGCAACGGAACCTACCGTGAATGCAAAATTCCATAAGGTGGGTGTGTATGTGGATCAGGATGAAACCTTTTATGTGAAACCCAAAGAAGAACTCAATTAAAAGCCCCGCGGCTGCAACCGCGAGGCCACTCATTGAAATAAGCAAGTCACACAATTTTTCAACTCACTTAAAACAACAATTAAAAGTAATGAAATCAGTTCTTTTCTTCCTGCTGCTTACCTCAGCCCTTTGCAGCGATGCTCAACATGCACGAGCACAACACATTTTCCCATGGAGAAATAACCAGGCAAAGCGAGATACCTTTTGGTTTGATGGTGATCGCGATGGTTATGGTAATGATTCACTTTTCACACTGGCAAAAACGACACCAGTCGGTTACGTGAGCAATCACACCGACTGCAATGACAACAATGCAAATGTGCATCCGGGTGCAACTGAAATCTGCGATTCACTCGATGATGATTGCGACGGATTGGTTGACGAAGGTCTCACCACGTATCTCTATTATGTAGATGCCAACGGTGACGGATTCGGCGACTCTCCCGCTGATACGGTGCGCACCTGCTCTGCCACAGCTCCTGCCGGATATGCCGACACGCTGGCGCCGCTCACCGATTTTATGATGGCTTCCACTTCACAGCCGGTGAATCGGAAACTGTGGAAGGTGACGCTGGAGAAAACACAAAACAACGGCACGCGTTACTTCGACATCAACACCGAGCCGTTTGAAAGCAACTGTGATTCACTCGGCTGGGCTACGTACAATTTCGGCGGCGGCGTTCCTGCTCTCGATTATCTCTTTGTGTTTGGAGCTGTGACTCCGGGAATGAAGACCGGCAATGGCGGCTACGACTGCAATGCAAAAAATACTTCGAGTAATTGTTACACGAGTTATGCTGCCGACTTCTGGCCGAGCGCCGTTTCATTCGTCTCATCGCGGCATGCAAACCTTTCTGTCACCATCAATGTGCAGCATTACAATTCACTAAACAATATCAATGCGCTGAACTGGGCGAACACGTACTGCCCGATTGATGAATTGATTCTCGGACAGGAAACAAACAAGAGCTACAATAATTGCGTGTTCTGCGGCAATGGCACGAGCTACAAGAATACCGTCGCTCCGATTGCGACGGATCTGTTCACGAATTTCCCTTCACCGCAGTTTACGATGGATGCTGATCAGATCAGGCGCTCAAACTATACGAGTTCGTTTAATAATGCCATCGTGGGCATGTCCACTTTCACTGCCGTACGTGATTATCTTCCTTTCATTCAGCTCTGCGTAACGCCGCCGCAACAGAACTGGTCGGCGCAGGTGATGAAAGATTCGCTCGATTTTGCGGCGACCACTTCCATGAGCAATGATGTGCATTGGATGAATGCTTTCTTCCATCTGCCGGTGAGCATCACGGAATGGGGCTTTGGCCCGAATGACGGACTGCCCATCGCCGGAACATTTCTCGACGCACATGAAGGTATGCTTTACAAGATGCACGAGATCGACCTGGATTATGCTGAAGACGATCTTATCGCCAGCTCGATGTACTGGAACCTCGGAGATGTGCATCCTGAAACGACCGCTTATACATCATCGCTCGGCAGTAACTATCCCATTGAAACTAATTATGTATACGATGAGCTGAAGATGGTGGGGCACTATTTCACGGAGGGAAATCATTATTCGATTGCCATTACTCCATGCGATAATGCGATTGGAAGCGTCGATCCCATCACGCATCACGGCTGGATCATCATCGACAATCCTACCGGCAATACATATCCGATCAGCTATGTTAGCGTAGATGGTTACCTTTTGCCGGTGACACGAATGGAAGTGCTGCAGGGGAATTCACTCGGCGATAATGCGATGCAATATTCCGTTCGCATTATGGCGCCATTCACCATCTCTCCTTATACTGAAACAGCAGCAAAATTCTAAAGAAGAAATCCCCGCAGGGCTGCTAACGCATCTCTGCGGGGAACTTTTCAAGTCCTCCATTTAATTGCCAATGACGATTCGGGGATTTAACACGCTCAGCATTCTCTTCGATGAGAAGTTTCGCCTCGAAGAGGAGATCGATGATCTGTTCCGGCAAATAACACAAAAGAGTATTGAGCTGCTCGAATGCAAAGAATCCATTGACAAACAAGAAACCGTTTTACTCGATCAATTCAAGCTAAAAACAAACCCATGAAAGATTATACTTTAGTTCCTCTTCACACCTACACCGGTGAGACCAACACCTTCACCGGATTGTATTTCAATTTCAGGAGTGTAACTCCGGGAATGATTGACATCCGCGACATCGCGAAAGGACTGAGCAATAATAACCGCTGGTTCGGTCAAACAAAACTTCCTCTGAGCGTGGCACAGCACAGCGTGATGGTAACCTGGGCTGCTCCCGATCACTTGAAAAAAATGGCGCTGCTTCATGATGCTGCGGAAGCCTATACCGGCGACATCAATAAGCCACTGAAGATTTTACTTGAACCCACCATCTCATTGATTGAAGCGCGCATCATGTCGGCGATCAATCAGTGCTTTAAACTTTCCGTGATCAGTTATGAGGCGATCAAACCGTTTGACCTGGATGTCTGCCGTCTTGAGTGGGAATATTTCAGGCGTAACAACCCGGCGCCGCTCGTTGAATTTCTCTATGAGAAATCCGGCGTGATCCATCCCGATATATGGAACCACGAAGTCGCGGAGCAGATGTTCCTGCTCGAATTCAGCAAACATTTTCCTCACCACTTAATCACTCCCTGACATGCTTCACATCAATATCACCATCAATGCCATCACGCTGCTTGAACTTTTCGGCGTCGTGATTTTTGTGATTGCCGTTATCAAGCTCGCCGCACTCGCACCGCCAAACGATGAAGTATGCGACGATCCCGATTTCATTCAGCACCATGCGAGCTGCCCGGAGTGCGGCACCGATAATAATCTGACGATGCGCCGCCAGGGCATGGCGTACGAAGGCGAAGTGAACTGCGTCCGTTGTCATCATCCATTTGAAGTAATGACTGTAAAATGATCTACCGAAGCGAATCACAAAACAAGCTGCTGCATGCTCTTTTGAATGCCACGCAACTCACGGATATGAAAGAGGAGCTTGTGCTCAGCTACACCGGCGGCCGCACCGAGCACAGCAGCGAAATGAGTTACACCGAATGCGAGCAGCTCATCAATGCATTGCAGCAGGACACGAATAAGATGCGGAGAAAAATTCTCAGCATCTGCCATCAGCTCGGATGGTACGTGAGAAAAAATGAAGTGCTGCAACTGAGCAACGGACGACCGATACTCGACATGCAGCGGATCAATGATTGGTGCATAAAATATTCTGCACAGCATAAGCCGCTGAATGATCACAGCAAAAAAGAACTGCGCACGCTGGTAACGCAATTTCAGCGCGTGCTCAGCCATCATTTAAAAACCATAACCATCGACCAAAATGAAAAGAAGTCAACAGGAGGAAATAGTGCTCAATAAACTTCACTCACTCGTAATTATGGAGAGAGATCAATACAACAAAATGCTGGCTTCGAGAAAAATGATCAACGAATTGGCTGAAAAGATGAACGTGAGTATCGACTTCGAGAATGCCACTATTAAAGATTCACTCGGAAACATCATCAGAAAATGAAACGAACGCACCGCCCCAAGTTTAGCATCAAGCAGACAGTGAACGGTTTTCGCTTTCACGTGCAGTTCGAAGATGCCAGCACACTGATCGCGCTGCTGGATGAAACGGTGATGCAGGCGCCATTCCGGCGAAGCAGCACGAAAGAAAAATGTGTGGATGCCTGCATCGCTGAAATTTATATGAAGCTGATCACGGCAACGAAGATCGTGAGAAAGGAATTCTGCTTCAAGCTCAGCATTGCACAATCGTTTGCGCTGCACCATGCGCTGAAGAATGAAATTATTGCCAACAATGTGATGGAAAATGTGGTGAAGGTGACTACACTTCTTGAACTCGATAAACTGATAGCATAAATTTTTTCTTAACTCAAAACCATAAAACAAATGGACACATTACAGGTATTAAAATCAAACGCCATTGCGGCGTACAAGAGGGGAACGCCCAGCGAGAAAATACTTCTGGCAACTCTTTTCGGTGAGAAAAACCTATTCACTGACATCACAGATCGCGTAAAAACTTTTGAAGACGCTTGTGAAGTATTAGGCATAAACGATGAGAAATCGAGTGGCGATGTGAATATTCACATACATGATATAAGTAAGGATGCAAAATCAATTGAAGCCTATTGCAAACTTATCATCATTGCCCGCGCACTCAATGAAGGATGGACACCGGATTGGAATGACACCAATCAATATAAATGGTTTCCCTGGTTTAAAATGAAAGCCGGTTTCGGCTTCTCGCACTCGGGCTGCGTTCGCTGGCCCGCGAACACGAACGTCGGCTCCCGCCTTTGCTTCAAAACGGAAGCGTTAGCGGAATACGCAGGGAAACAATTTGAGAGCATTTACAATGATTTTCTCTCACTCTGATTTTTTTCACTAAAACCATAAAACAATCACAATGAAAAGCACGATCAAAACATTTGAAGATGCCTGCAAGGCTCTTAAACTCGATGCAAAAAAAGTGCTGCCGGATGTTTCGGCAATGCCGAAAAAACATCAAGCTGCACTCATCGCTCACAGTAAATTAATCATCATTACCGAAGCATTAAATGAGGGATGGCAACCAAATTGGAATGATGATAATGAATGGAAGTATTATCCCTGGTTCGTAGTAAAAGCCAGTGAAAAGAAACCTGCCGGTTTCGGCTTCTCGGTCACGGACTTCGCTCTCTGGGGCACGGACACGGGCGTCGGCTCCCGCCTTTGCTTTCGATCCTCGGAACTCGCATTGTACGCGGCGAAGCAGTTTGAAAAATTGTACATCGATTATTTTTTGATTCAGGAATAAAATGAACTCAGGTTGTGCATTGCAAGAGCGGCGGAGTACGGATGCCGGTTTCGGCTTCTCGAACACGAACTACGATCACTGGAACACGAACACGAACGTCAGCTCCCACCTATGCAAATGAACAAATGCAATGCAGACCATGCCAGCCAGGGCAAAAAATCACGAATACCAAATGAAGGCGTGAGTAATGAGAGTGAAAGCGACTTCTTAAAGCAAAGGCTGATGAAACGATTATCAAACCTCTACGAAAAAATCTACAACATCGAGAACCTGAATCTCGCTGATGAGCGCGCGCGCAAACGTAAGGCGCATCAATATGGAGTGCAGCAGCATGATAAGAACAGAAAGAAGAACATTCATGCACTTCATGTGATGCTGAAAGCAAAAACATACTTCACTTCTCCCTACACCACCTTCATCATTCACGAACCAAAAGAACGATTGATATTCCGTTTACCCTATTTTCCTGACCGGATTATTCACCATGCGGTGATGAATGTTCTGGAACCCATTTTCACGAGCATGTTCACTGCCGATACGTACAGTTGCATCAAAGGTCGCGGCATTCACGGTGCTGCTTATGCTGTGCGCGATGCGCTGAAGGATGTGGACGGCACACAATATTGTTTGAAGCTCGACATCAGAAAATTTTATCCGAGCATCGATCATGAAATTCTGAAAGCATTACTGCGCAGAAAATTCAAGGATGCTGATCTACTTTGGTTGCTGGATGAAATTATCGACAGCGCCGAGGGTGTGCCGATTGGAAATTACCTGAGCCAGTATTTCGCAAACTTTTATCTCACTCCTTTCGATCACTGGCTGAAAGAAATCAAACGAGTGAAATATTATTTCCGCTATGCTGATGACATCGTGATCCTGCACTCTGATAAAGATGCACTTCATCAATTGTTGAATGACATCAAAAATTATTTGCAATCGCAATTGCGGCTGACTGTGAAAAATAATTACCAGGTCTTACCTGTTACTGCACGCGGAATTGATTTTGTCGGTTATGTTTTCTATCACACGCATACGCGCCTGCGTAAATCCATCAAGCAGAATTTTGCGCGCATGATTGCCCGGAATAAAAATGCAGCTTCCATCGCTTCGTACAATGGATGGGCTGCGCACGCTGACACAAATCATTTACTCAAAAAACTTCTCAACCAAACTGTATGAATAAATTCAGTGAATTCGACATCAAGCCATCGCTGCCAAACTTCATCGGCGACAAAATCAAGATGGCAAAAATCCTGAACCGTGAGATCACGATTCATGATTACCGCATTACCGATTCGAAATTTGGTGATGCGAAGAAATGCCTGCAACTGCAACTGAGCATCAGCGATATTAAGTATGTGCTGTTCACCGGAGCTATTTATCTAACAGAACAAATACTGAAAGTGCCGAAGGAGAAATTTCCTTTTACCACTACGATCATTAAGGATAACGAACGATTTGAATTTTCATGAACCTCACCAAATACGTTCTTCATTCACGGCGATATAATGGCAAGCTGCTGCTTGCTTATCGTGATGGTGTGATCTACAGTTTCATCAACGAGATGGAAAAGATCACCGAGGCGCAATGGGATGCACTGATGAAAGAGATTCCTTTTGATGAAGTGAACATCTCGCATTTAGAATCCATTGGACTGGAAGTTAAACATGCTTTGAAGACGAATGAAAAAGTGGCTCTGTTCTGCCGCCTTTATGAGAAGCATCGCGGACTCAAGTACAAAGCGAGCAACATCCAGGGGCGCATGATGAGCGACATGGATGTAAACGAAGAGCTGCTAACGTTTTATTTCACAAGCGATTTCTTCGACTGGAAAGGAAAGTGGAGCATTCAGAATCTACGAAAGTACTATAATGAATTGCGTGATCGTTATTTTCACAGGCATGATCCGAAACCCATTATCTACTCCCGCAAGCAGGAGCAAACATTGACGGGAGCAGCCCTCTCGGAGTACTGGAAGCAACTGCGAGAGGCTGGCTACGAAGCCGTGAAAGTGGGCGGATCAATAGTGGACTGGGTGAAAAAGCCAGCCAACGCATCACCAAACCCGAACATAACTAAACCCTGATGCGCGGACAACAGACACTTCTCTATGATTTGCTTCAGCAGCCGCCGAAGCCTAAGGCTGAAGGCAAGGGCCGCAACAAAGGACTGGATCGCCGCCGTGGCGAGCTGATCGCCTGCCGTTATTATTACTACCACATCCTGAATGAAAAGCGGTATGATGTGACGATTAAAAACCTGAGCGATGAATTTCTGCTGAGCGAAACGCGCATCATCAAACTCTTGCAGGAAAGCTACCGTGATTTTTTGCGCGAGCTGAAACTCAACAACACGACCGTGCGGGTGTTAAGGAAGAAATATCCGTTCCTTGTTTGGTGAAAGAATGGACAATGGACAGTGGACAATTGACAGTGAAATCTTAAATTTGAAACCTCATGAAAAATATGTTTGATGATTCTCAATCACCGATTGTTGCTAAGCTCCTTCCTTCGTTTCCAGAAGATTGGAATGATGCTGCTACTTTCCTATGGAAACTACTATCCGAGTTTTTAAAACGTTCACATGATTTTAAGTCTCCCAAGCCAAAAATATACCTGCATCCTAAGACATATATGAAGTTAGTCAACGCATACCTTAACTACCCAAATCGCACTTATATTGCCGATTGGCATGATGGCATACCATTTCAAGGGACTATGATTGAAATGCATCCAGCTATTGATGAAAATTGGGTGCAGCTTTCTCTTTTCCCCGTTATCGAGGATATGGTGCGAATAATTTAAACATCACCAAATCCTCGTTAAAAGCCTGCTGTAATATTCGGATCGCCGAGAGCTGCTGTTGGCATGCTGAGTGCTGAATCATCTTTCCAGGCGAGTGAGAAACGAATGATGCGTACGCGCAGAGCATCCTCGCGCTTTTCAGTGATCTCACTTACGCGCGTCATCTCACCAAAATAATCATCCCCGAAATTTTGCAGTGCGAGAAAAACTTTCTGAGACAGATCATAATATTTAAGTGCACGGTCGCGCGATACATCGGGAGTAAGATTTGAATCATTCTGAAACGGATTGTCGGCTACACGCACCGTGAGCAGCCCTTCGGCGAGCTGCACGCCGCCGCTCACATCACTGTAATTCGGAGCTTCCAGATCGAAGAGCACGGCCGGAAAATTTACCATCGGGCGAATATTTACTTCCAGCTGTCCGAAATCCTGCGCGATGTAATCAATTTCGGGAACCTGTGATTCGAGGCGTGCTACAAGTGCATTGTAGATGTGAGCAAACATGTTGGATTCGGTCATGAGGTTTCAGGTTTCAGGTGTGATGAAAGATGTGTTGAACGTCGGTGTTGATCTTTGTCCAGATTTGTTTGTTGAATATTTCACTGGGGCGATCTACGGTCGGCATGAATTGACGACGCGGAATATTCATGTGCCGCGTGAATGATTTCACGCCTGTAACTCCGGTAGATTTTTGTTTCCTGCCTTCGAAAGAATCTCTTGTCTTGATGCGCCGGATGTGTGCTCTCACATTTTCATTACCATTGAAACCCTGGTTGTGTACGGCAGCGTACACGACATCCGTGTACCATCGCACGAGTCCGGGTCCCGGCGAATCGGTGCGCGGACTTCTGCGCAATCGTCCGATTCCCTGGAGAATGCCGCGGCTGGTAAGATGTCCGGGTCTGCCCAGTGCAAGCGTATTGATTTTTTTCTTCGTCGCACGCCACGGAATAATTTTTGTCGCCTGGTATCCCTGAAGCCGGAAATTATCATCGATGAATTTCAAACCGACTGCACCTACTTTTTTGTACACATCACGCTGGTATGCTTTCAGCTCGCGTCCGATTCGTTCAATGTCCTTTGCAATATTCACAGGTATCAGGTTTGAGGTATCAGGTTTGAGGTCTCAGTGATCAGTACTTTTTGCTGTATAATAAAATTCCTTTTCGAAGTTTGGTCAGCTTCTTATCATCAAAATTCTTCAGCGTGTATGCGTCCACTGCTTCGAGATAATTATTCTCTTCATTCATTTTTGCAATCACCACCGCAGGCTTGTCTTTAAAATATTTGATGAAGACATAAGAGTTTGTTTTCTGATCAAATGTTTTGTTGCTCACCCACACTTCATCGGCATTGCGAACAATGTTGAGCAGCTCCGGTGTCACATCATATTTGCCGGATGAAAGCACATCATGAAGCTGCTTGCCGAATATCACGCGATCACCGGTGGACATATTGCGCGCTATGAAATCCGATTGATTCACGCCTGCATCTTTCTGCTTTGCAAGCCATGCTTTACCAAATGCAAGAGAGTCGTCGGCAGAAATTATTTCCGGCAATACCGTTGCTGCGATCTCGGAAGGCTGCGGTAATTGAAATGATGATGCATCGAATTTGCCGATGTTGTTTGAATCCGTAGCAGCAATGGTCGCATCCCATTTCGTAAAGATCGTTCCTGTCTTACCGATGTTGTTTCTGAATTCGCGCGGCACTACCTGCTTCACCGCATCGCTTTGCAATGGATTGTCTGCAAAGTTTTTTGCTCCGTCATAATGATCTTCCTGCAATACATGACAGCGGCAACCCCAGTCGAGCGGAGGGTAAGCAATGTCCCACACAGGATCATCCACCGGCGCCGACATATTATCGAACTGTGCATGCTCGGGCCGCACGCGATCATCTTCCATCGTACGAAAACGCAAATAAGGAAGTGCGGCTTTGTCACGTTCAACATCCATCCATTTTGTTGCTGCCTGCGAGCTGGCGACGACCTGATTGTATTCCGTGTTCAACCAATTCTCATTGAAATCATCGCTGAGTGATGAGACATCTTTTTTGAATTGCGAAAACGATTTGATTGCGCCATTGCTGTCGATCAACTGATCGGCGAAGGCGCGACGCGCTGCGTCCGTTTTAGCAGCCGAGAACTGAAACAGGTTGGAGCGTATGTAGGTGGCAATGCGATTATCAGGAGCGCTATAAGAAAAATCACTGCCGAATTGATTCGTGAGCGCTTCAGTGAAAGTGCTGGCGTACTGATCATACATTCCCCGGTGAATCTGTCCATCTTTTAATGTGCCTGAATGAATCTGTGAAAGAAAATCGTTGAGCGTGCTGTCGAAATCGCTGCCGGTATCGACCATCGTCAGCTCCACACTGTGCGTGTGGCGATGCGTGTACTGCTCACGGATGCGTGTGAGCATTTCACTTGCCCCGATTACTTCGGGGCGCGCGCGAAAAAATCTGAGAGGTGCTTGAAGAACTTTTTAGCCGGGAGATGGATCATCCGCATTTGCTGATTGTTTGCATCCAGCTGCTGCTGGCGCTCCTGGTCTTTCTGTGCTTTCTGCGCCGTGTAATCTTTCGGTTTGGGAATTCCGAATTCTTCATACACATCATCGTCACCGATGGGAACGCCCATATTTTTCACGGTATTCCAGATCACAATTTTATCTGTGGCCGCAATTTCTTCTTCATCTTTTACAAACTTGAACTCGCCGCCTTTCACCGGGAAACCATGCAGATCGAGCAGCGCTCTCACCTTGCTATTGAGAATGCGCGCTACGTACTTGCGGACATTTTCTTTGATCTCATCAGCCGTTTCCATGTGCGTTTTGCTCTGCGCATATCCGCTGCTGTTGCTGGACATGGTGGTTTCCGTTTGTCCGTTGATGAGGATCATCATTTGCTTATCGCAGATGTCGATCTGCGTTTTGTACACTTCACCGGTGATGTTGGCTGTGGGCGATTTCAATTCCAGCTCAACCTCTTTCGGAATGGTGATGGCAAGTGCCGCACCGGCTTCGTCCAGCACCTTCTGCACTTCTGCACGTGCCTGCGCATTGCTCGCATCATATTTGGCTACCCTGATCGGTTGCCCAAAAATCTCACTGAACTGTGCGAGGTCAGCCATGCCTCCGCGTTTATAGAGTGCATACGGTACTGCTTTGAGCAACTTGCCGAGATCACGCTGCTTACCGCATTCGATGATGAAATTGCTTGCGGGAGGAACGCGATAAGGAATTCCTGTGGCATCGTATTGCTCTTTCGCAATCTCACCGGCAAGCGGACGGATGTGCTTACGCGGAAGACTAACCACTGAAAATTCGGGATCGAAAGAAAACTCGAATACGGAGTAACCCCAGAGGATGGTGTTCACGATTTCTTTCAGCATTTCATCGAAGGCTTCCGTTTCGATGAGTGCTTTGATCTCGTCCACTTCCTCACCATCGCGCATGAATTGCAGCTTGCTTCCGGTGACGGCGATGTGTGCTTTATCGATCTGATCACTGAGCACGGGATCGAGCAGACAATCCTCATATAAATCGTAAAGACGGACGCGAATCTGCCACAGGCTCCAGTCACTTTCGATGGTTGCGGAGCGCCACATCGCTATATCAGAACGCGTTCGCACGACGGGCCTCACGGTGATCTGCTGAACGATTAACCCTTTGTCAGTTCCGGTGGGAGTGGTAATGATTTCTTCTTTCTTAGTTGCGGCCATTGGTGAGGTTTCAGGTTTCACTAATCAGTTATAGGTAATCGTAAATAAGGCGATTTAAGCGGTTCGGGAAGCTGCTTGCATGCACATACGGAAAATTCGAGATCGTTGAACCTTGCGAAATTTAAACAGGCTCTAAACGGTCTTTTTTGCATGTTCCCAATTTTCATGTGCAGGTCGGGGTTTGGCTGGTAGTTAGAATTGATTATTCCGGGGTGTATTGGATGAGGACTGGATGCCGGTGTTGGGCTGGTTGCCATCAGCATCAGGATTGGGCAATGGGAGCGCCGGATTCGTTTTGCCGCTCTGTATTTCCTTTAGCCATTCGATAGCACGCCGGTAGCGATCCCTTCGCAGCTCAATCTCGACATTGGAGTTGCAAAGTGTGATGAAATGCCACACGGCAATGTCTTTTACGTACAGGAGGAGAATGGGATTGCGACCGTCGCCGGTTTGTGCGAAGGTTGCCACATCATCGTACCGGGGATTGATGTAGCCGCGCGCTTCTGCAATGGCTTCGTTGATGGCGGTATCCATCTTCGTGGTATCACTGCGGCTGATGTCGTCCATCGTTTCCTGATACAAATGGGTAGTCATTTCTGAAGAAACTAAAAAAGGCATATCGGATTTTATGTTATGGGTGAAAAGAAAAGATCAGCTTCAGCCTGGCGACGACGGAGCAGCCCCGGACGAAATACGCCTGCTTCCGTGACGGCGGTTTTTCTCCACTGTGATCGCAGCAGCGGTTCATCGGCGAGTGAATTCACGAGCAGCCACAAACGATAAGGAACGTATTCATGCCGCTTGCGACTGAAATATTCGCCTCCGCAATTGAAAACAAAATCCACGAGCGCTCCATACTGATTCGGATTGAGACGAACATACACGCGCGACTTCGTAATTTTTTCTGCACGTAGTAAATCCTGCGCGAGCAAATCTTCCGCCTGCTGCTGCGTGATCACGGAATCACGCTTGACATCCGGGCCGGTGTGACCGTAGCCGATGGTGAGAATGCCGACGACCACTACACGCGAATCTGCGATGTTGGCAAGCGGTTGCCTGTCATCGTATGCTTTGAGCGAGCACGATTCGAAACTCTTGATGAGATTTATCGTCGCCTGGTTAACCACGAAATTTCGTTGCGTCTTTAAGAAGAAAGAATAGAAACATGAAAAGAGCAATTGCTGCCATTACATACCACCACGCACTCATTGTTTTCAGTGGCGGAGGAACGATGGTCTCTACCGGAACGCGAATTGTTTTCACGACGGTATCGGCTGCACAATTGCCGCTGACAAAAATTGTATCATGCAGATGCACGAGCCGGACGTGAAGCTGATCGTGAACGATGTTCACTGTATCAAAATGCACGGAGACGGCTGTATCAACATGCACGGCGCGAACGATGGATGTATCGTGAATGGTGGTGGTGTCGCGTTTGATCCATTCCGGATGATTGCCGATAATTTTATTGAGCTTGCGTGAGTCGTGCGTTTGCTTCGTGGCGAAGCAGGAAGTGAATAAGAAGGCGAACAAGATGATAATGGACAGTGGATAGTGGACAGTTGACAGTGGTTTCATAAATCTGTTTTTTAGAATTCTGGAAGTTCAACAGTTTGACCGGCGAGCGCATGCGTGCAATCACCGAGGAATTGAATCTTACCTGCTTTGATGAATGAATGGCAGACATAATTTTGTTCTTTCTCTCCATCATATCCTCGTACAAGAATTGAAGGACTTACTGTAGGATTATTTACATCACCATTAAAGTCCCATCGCGCGTGCGTAAGCGGATTTTCAGTTTTCGTCCATACGCCGTGAGCAAATCCACAACCCGGACAATTAAAATTGTATCGTCCTTCCTCATTTGCAACTGCTCTGAATTTTGCCATTCCGTTTTAAAATCGTTTTGCGTTTGAACGTTTGGTGAAATGCGCCATGTCGGGTTCGAGCAGCAGCTCTTTCTCTTTGATCTTATTCACGGCGCCCTCAACTGCATCCGGGCCGTCCATTGTTTTGCTCGCCGGTGACACGGCTTTAAATTGCGCTTCGAGGCGCTGCATGTGCGGATTATCCTTTTCAGTATTGTTGAAAATCAGAAGACCGAGCCGGTTTAATGGTTCGAGCGTTCCCTCAATGCGAAAAAACTTTTCCGGCTTCTGCCGTTTATCGGGAATGATGCTGAGCATGTTCCCGCGCTTCTTTCCTTCTTCGAAAAACAGCGGCATGAATACCTGCTGATAAAATGGGTCTTGCAGCGTGTTGTTTTCGATGTAAGTGTAGAGCTGCACTTTGCTGTGGTACCGGCGCTCGATTTCATACAGCCATTCTGTGAATGTGCTGTTCGTGGTGACATCGACGAAGGCGGTGATCACATAATATTTCAGTTCAGATTTTCCAACCAGTACGACGGCTTTAGTCGAGTTGGTTGATTTTTTACCTGCGGCCGTCTTATCTTTATTCGACGTTGCCGGATCAGCGTAAGCAACGAGAAAGCGAAACTTTGACAAGGGCGGAACTTCGCCCCAGGTGATTTCCTGAAATACTTTTCCAAAGCGAATGGGATTGTTGAAGAATTCCTGCTGACTGGCGGCCCAGCTGACGCCATTGATCATCTCGTCGATCATGGCTTCGGTGTTTTTCTCGGGCCACACACTCACACCATTTTCATCGCGGATGTTGACGATCTCTGCATCATCAGCGAGCTTCATAGCACGACGGACGCAGCAATCTTCAGCGATGATGTTATTATCGAAGAGGATAAAATACTTGCGTGAAATTTCGACGGTGAAGATCACGGCGCGCTCTATCCAGTTCCATCGTTCTTCCAGCCGATCCGGATTGCGGCATACTTCATCATCATCCACATCATCGAATAGAACAACATTGGGACGTATCTCGTCGATCTTGCTGCCACGCGGATTTTGTTCAGCACCGACAGCACGGAATGCTTTCTTCTCGCGTGTGATAAATTCTTCCTCACGCCAATTGCTGAAGCCCTGTTGCTCACCGTAGTCATGAATCAAGCGCTGGTTGCCTTCGAGATTGCCGCGGTATGGCATGAGCAACCGGATGGCATTTCCTTCGGACTTGGAGATGAGAAGAAGATTGAGTGGAAATTTTTTTGCGAAGGCGATGTAAAACATCTCCATCATTCGCAGTGTGGATTTGGATAAACCGCGAGACCAGGGCCGGCACTGGCGAAAGCCGAAGTGTCTTGGAGAAGAAGGTGAAAGTTTATCGTCATCACTGAGGTGTGCGATGAGCTTGGTGGTGGATCGCACATGAAACTGCGGTGACGGTGCGAAGCAGGCTTTCGGAAAATAATACCTGAACCATGCCTGCGGATTGGCTTCGAGGTTGCGGATGCGCTCTGCTTTCTGCGCATGCGTTTCGGTAATGTCCACAGGTGTACTGTTGCGGATGTTATCCACAAACTCATTCCATTCGAGCAATGCCCTTTTATCTTCTACTTTCATTTTACCAGGGAGCGAATGAATGCATCGCCGAGCGTGGTTAACTCAATTGCTTTTTCTGTGGTGGATGTTTTCTGAATCCACTTGATGAAATCCATGATGGCGCCGATCTTATCGGCGATGCTCAGCTCCAGCTCCAGATCGCGGATGGAGCCGGTGAGTTTGTTTTGTGCGTCGGCTTCTTTGGAGTTCGGGAAATTTTTTCCTTCACCGCGCGAGGAAATAAATTTGTTGAGTGCATCGAGCTGATCATAGAATGACGTGAGCTGCTGCTCGCGGCCGATGAGAAGACGTTTTCTTTTTTTCTCCCAGTTGAGGCGCGGATCATTCGCCCACTTGTTCATGGTAGTAGGCGAGACGCCCACTTTTACAGCAACGACTTTTTGATCGAGCTGAAAATTGCAGTAAAGAATTTCCGCGAACTCTTTTTTCTGCTGCTTCGTGAGTGCAGTTTGCGACATACGTCGCAAAGTTGACCTGCCGACCTTTCTTTTCAGCATTGAAAAAACATGATGGTGCAGTAACTGTACTATGATGGTGCGGCTGCTGCACCATGATGTAAACCCGATTTCGGGATACTAAAAAGCACAATCATTTTTGTGCCCGATCAATCAATTAACGCACGCGAGTGGCAGAGAAAAAATCAAGAACCGTAGTGATCACCGACAGCCGGCTCAACGAGTATGGCTTCCGAATCATGAGTGATGGCGGCGATGTTTCGGATTTCAACAAGAACCCGATTATGCTCTATTGCCATTTCCGCGCTTACCGGGGAACAAAAGATGAAGTGATGCCGCTCGGCATTGTGACGAACGTCCACAGGGACGGCGATCAATGGCTCGGTGATCTCTCTTTCGATGGTGTGGATGATTTCTGCAAAGACATTGAAGCGAAATGGGATGCCGGGACGCTTCGCATGGTGAGTGCAGGAATTAAACCCATTGAGTGGAGTGATGATCCTGCTTTGATGGTTGCCGGACAAACGGGCCCTTCAGTGACTAAGTGGAAGCTGAAAGAAGTGAGTGTGGCCGACATCGGCGCAAACATGGGCAGCGTAGCACTGTATGACAATAGTGACAAGATCATCGACCTGAAAGACGGCGTGCCTCTAAATCTCTCTGAAATTTTTGAAACGAAAAATCCTTCTTCAATGAACAAAGAACAATTGGTGCAGCTCCGCAAAGAGCTTGGCTTACCTGAGACCGCAACGTATGAAGAATGCATTGCTGAGATCAAGCTGCGCGGCAGCAACAATGAAGTGGTTCAACTGCGCAAGCAAGTGAACGATAAAGATGCTGAGATTGCGCAGTTGAAAAAAGATGCGCAAGCGGTGAAGATTGTTGCGATGGTGGATGAAGCCATTCGTGAAGGAAGAATTCCTGCCGGACTGAAAGACAATTATGTGAAGCTGGCAGAAAAAGACTTTGATGAAGTGAAGAAGACGCTCGATGCGATGCCGAAGCATACTCCGATCAGCGAACAGCTTGTGGATGCTGAAAAAGAAAATGCAGAAGAACATGCGAAGCTCATTAAAATGAAATGGGATGAGCTGGACAAAGCCGAGAAGCTGACCGAGCTGAAGAGCAAGTACCCTGAAGTATATAAGGAGAAGTTCAAAGAAAAATTCGGAAAGGAACCGGCGTGAGCGATCCAGTGATCAGGGATCAGTGAACAGTGATCAGTGAACAGTAATCAGAAAACAAAAACCTCAATTAACGAATCAAATGAAAAATCAAAAAAAGAAACTGAGTCTCGCGGGATTGTTCTTCGCAACGGTAATGGCGATGATGATTGCCAGCGTATTCGGCACCGCTATCGTTGCCGCTCCCGGTATTGCTGATGTGCTCACGCCGCAGCTTCAATCGCTGATCACTCCTGCTGTGTTTGCCGGTGTGATGACGCTGATGATCATTCCGCACACCTCACTTCCTTATTTCCTGAGTGCGGTGCAAGTGGAAGTATGGCAGAATACCGTTGAAGAAAATCTTTTTAAGGACAATGAGTTTCTGCTCCGAAGCCGAAACGACAATCAGTACATTCTCGGTGCTAAAGTCGTTCATATTCCCCAGGCGGCTTCTCCTTCAGCAGTCGTTAAAAACAGGAGCGTACTTCCTGCTACCGTGACGAAGCGAAGTGATACGGACGTGACGTATGTGATGGACGAGTACACTACCGATCCGCGTTTGATTCCGAGTGCCGATACGTTTGAACTGAGCTATGATAAACGCAAGAGCGTTGTCTCCGATGACACGCAGGCGCTGAGCGAAGTGATGGCGGATGATACACTCATTAAGTGGGCACCTGATCACACGGTGGATGCAAGCAATTTTATTTCCGCTACCGGAACTGCCAAAACAGCGTGGATCACCGGCATGACCGGCACCCGCCACACGATGACGCTTGCGGATTTGCGGAGTGCAAAGAAAAGACTCGATGTATCTCTCGCTCCGAAAGCCGGACGATGCATCTTACTTGATCCTGACATGGAGCAGGATTTATTGAAAGACCTGGATGCAAACCAGACGGCGGCTTACCAGGCAGCGTACGACATAAGAACCGGAGTGAGCGGACGATTGCTCGGCTTCGATATTTATGTGCGCTCGACGGTGCTTGTGTACAGCAGTGCAAATGTGGTGAATGCTTACGGACAGGCTGTGGCTGCTTCCGACGTACCGGCAGGTTTGTTCTGGTGCGACAGCCGCATTGCTCTTGCGCGCATCGGCGTTCAGATGTTCCAGGACATGAATAACCCGCTGTACTATGGCGACATCTATTCATTCCTGGTGCGTGCAGGCGGAAGAATTATCCGCGCTGACGGAAACGGTGTAGGAGTAATCACCTTCGGTTCATAAACCTTAGAAGACAATTCAAACCCAGATCGACGGAAGTCTGAAGGCCGCTGCGTGTAGGCAGCGGCCCGATGACGAAAGAAAGAAGAAAGGGATGCAGATAAGAACCATCACACCGGAAGAAGTGCATGGAATATTGCTCGGAACCGTGAGTGGAACAGTACTCGGAGTGGTTTGCCAGGTGATAACGACAATAGCACTGAGTATGATCGGAGCGATGGCAGGGGCAGTGGCCGGATTTTTTGTAACGCGATGGCTGAAAAAGAAATTTCCGAAATGAAAGAGTTTATCAAAAAAGCATTGAGCGACGGAACTGATCCCAGCACCAAACGTGTGCTGTCGGTGCTGTGCTTTTTTCTTTTGGTGATCATCTTCTTATTCGACGGATGCAGTGGACGCACACAAACTACTTACACTGCCTATTTCGATGCGGTGATCGGACTGATCGCTGTGCTGCTTGGATTAGCAACTTTTGAAAACGTTAAACTATAAAAACCTCATGAAGAAAATCCTTTTTGCTTTAGCACTTTTGATTATGGTTGGTTTTGATGCTTCAACAGCCAGCGCTCAAATACGCTGGCCGTTTGGAGCTGCCGATGCTACGGTATTGAATGCAAGCCAAACGAGTGACACGCTCAACGTGAGCAATACGATGACGATTGTGACTTTGAGCGATACACTGCATAGCGCCTATACCATTGCGGTGCAGGCATCGAGTGAATTGAAGGCAGGTGCGTTGGTGTTCATCATCACCCGGTGCGGAGCGATCACGCGCACGACTACGTTCAGCACTTCACTGCTTACCGGCTTCACTATTACTACGACACTATCCGGGACGGCGAATAAGAGCAAGCTGACTCCTTTCGTGTATGACGGGACGCATTTTCTGAATTACGCGACGAGTGTGCAGCTGAATTGAGCTGTCAGCTGTCAGGTATCAGGTATCAGTGAACAGTGATCAGGGAACAGTAAACTTTTTTTTTCACTAATAAAAATTTAAAGTATGGATTTGAACAAACCAAGAATCAAGAAGCTGCTTGAGCTGCATCCGAAACGCCCGGAGTGCTGGGTGGTGACGGCTGACGACACTGCTTTCTGGAGCGAGAATGATGCGCTTACGTACATCAAGAGCAAAGGTCTGCCGCTGAGTGAAGTGCCGGTGAAGGTGACGCGCAATGAAGCGATGAGCTGGGATGAGGGAACGGATACTTCCGATGGAAGTGACGACGCCGGTGCAGCGAAGAAGAATGGCAAGAAGAAAAAAGAAGAATAGAGAAGCATAACCTGCCAGGGCATGACGCGGATCAGTCCAAACAACTGATCCGCACCTTCTCAAAAAAAACGAAGACGACTGAATGAAACAAAAAGTTACACTTTAAAAACTTACGATGGGAAATGTACAGATCACGCAGAGTAACGGTGCTCTTGGCGGCACACCGGTAACCAATGATGGTGTAGCTGCGATGGTGATTGGCGTGGCTTCGATGACGACGCTGACGCTGAACACCGTTTATACTTTTCATTCGCTTGCGGATGCGTTGAGCCAGGGACTAAGTGTGGATGATGAGTTCGCGTATCAGCAGATCGCTGAGTTTTATGCGGAGGCGCCTGTGGGCACGGAGCTGTGGGTTGAGTTCATGATCAACACGGTGCTCTTTGCAACGATGGTTGATCCGGCTGCATCACACGGAGCGAAGGAGCTTGTGGATGCGAGCAACGGTGTTGTGAGATTGCTTGGCATCGCACGCGTTCCGGATGGATCGTACACACCGACGACGAATAAAGTGATCGACCAGGATTGCATTACTGCAGCAACCAATGCGCAGACGCTGGCAGAAGATTATTTTGCGAAGTACACTCCGATTCATGTTTTGATTGAAGCGCGTGTGGTGAACACCGGCACGCCGGTGCTCGTGGATGCTACCACTCTCTCGAAGAACAAAGTGAGTTTAGTGGTGGGAGGCTCTGCGGCGATCAATGATCTCGATGAAGGCGGAGCAAGTGTGGGCGCTGCTCTCGGACGTTTATCAAAGAATACTGTGCAGCGAAACATCGGCGCCGTGGAAGATGGCAATGTGCAGATTGACGGATTGGGATACATCGGAGCTTCGACGGTGGATGCGCTGTTCAACCTGGGAACGCTCGGCACTTTTCCGACGAATGGTTACATCACGCTATTCAAGTATGCACAGAAAGCCGGTTACTACTGGAGCGATGATCCTACGGCTACAGCGAACACTGACGATTACAAGAGCGTGGCGAGTAACCGCGTGATCAATAAAGCGACGATCCTCACCTATGCCACTTACGTTGAGAAGGTAAATACGGACGTGCTGGTAGATGCTACCGGCAAGCTGGACGCAGGCGTAGCAAAAAGTCTGGAAGGTATTATTGAGAATGCGGTGAACACGGCGATGGCGGGTGAGATCAGCAACTTCCAGGCATCTATCGATCCGAATCAAAATGTGATCGCACAGAATAAGATCAACATTGTGGAGAAGGTGACTCCGAAAGCGTACCTGAAGGAGATCGATGTAGTGCTGGGATTTGAGAATCCGTTCAGTTGAACAGTGATCAGTGAACAGTGATCAGTTTTAAATTGAGTTTAAACAAACATTAAAATATGTTCGATTCAAGAGAGCAAGCGTGGGTTGATCTGAAGATTTACCTCGACGGACAGTTTGTAGTCGGTGCGCGCGGAATCAGTGATAAGACTACGAGTGAAGACGAGCATTTGTATGCGGCGGGTAATGAACCCATCGCGATACAGCCGGGTAACAGAAAATATGAAGGCTCGCTGATGCTGCTGAAAAGTGAAGTGGACAAGATGAATGATGGCGCGCGCAATTCAGGATTTAAAGATGTGGCCGACGTAAGCGGATGGGATATTGTTTGCACGTATGCGCCGACAGGCAACCAGCGATTGCGGACACGCAGTTACAAATTTGTAAAGTTTACCGAGTTTGAGATGGCGCTGAAGCAAGGAGAGAAATTCATGGAGGTGACATTACCCTTCCTGTGCCTCGGAATAGTTGCAGATTGATGCTCACTAAACGAAAGATAGCTGCCTGAGCAGCGATGGCAGGGGCGGCAATTGCGCCGCCTCTTTTAATTTAAAAAGTAAACAAGCGAAAGAGTATGAGTACAGAAAAACAAATTGAAACGAAGGCGACCGGCGAGGTGACTCCGGCGCAGATTGCTGCATGGAAGAAGAAGTATGGGGATCGCATTTTCTCCTTCATACGTGATGGACACGTGGCTTACCTGCGCAAGCCGGATCGTGTGATCATGAGCTTCCTCGCTACAGTAAGCAAAGATCAATTCAACACAGCTATTGTAGAAAATTGCTGGCTCGGTGGCAGTGACTTTTTGAAGACTGACGAAGATGCTTTTCTCTGGCTGTGTGGTGAGCTTACCGTATTGCTTGATTGGGGCACCGGCGAGCTAAAAAAAATTTAAGTCAGCAGATAGAGAACATCACTTCTCTGACAATACTAAATGGAATGCTGAATTACTACATGCACATACCTTATCCTGAGCAACTGAGCGACCATGAATGGTGCACAAAGGTCGCAGCGCTTCTAACGATAAGAAAAATAGAGAAGAGAGAGCATGACATGATTCAGCAAATCATAACTCAAATGTCCGGTTCGTGAATAATATCCAGGAATATATCATTAGCGTTCGCGACAGATTTTCTGCGTCTGCCAACAAAATACTTGGCAAGACGCAGGAGCTGGACAAGAATGTGAACACGCTGAACAATGACATGGGAAACCTGGGCAGTCATTCGCTGTTCGGTGATGTGTTCGGAGGCATGGCGGCATTTGCAGCAGCTCAGCAAGCACTCCTTGAAATAAAATCTTTTGCTGATCACAGTGTGGACATGGCTGAAAAAGCCGGGGAGACTGAAGCTGCATTCCAAATTATTTTAAGGAGCAAGGATGCTGCCGACGAAGCGATGCACGTGCTCGATCAATACAATCAAAAAAGTTTGCTGCTTCCGGAGACGATCCACAGTGCAGGAGAAATGCTGATCAGTTTGGGAGTGAATGCAGATAAAGCCGGGAAGCTGATCAGCCAACTCGGTGATGTGGCTCTCGGAAATGCGGATAAGTTTAATTCCATGCTCGATGTGTATGCGCGCATTCAACAGCGCGGATATATTTCTGCGAGAGAGCTGAATGTATTCACTCAGGCAGGCGTGCCGATTTTCGATGAGCTGGGAAAGATGATCGGCAAATCCGGAGTGGAGCTTCGCAAATACATGACGGAAGGAACGGTGACGGCGACGCAATTAGAGACTGCGTTGAATAACCTCACCGGCGCCGGTGGACAGTTTGAAGATGCACAGGAGAAAATGGCTGCGAGCGCGCCCTGGCTTGCTGTTCGAAGAAATGTAGCAGTACTGGAAACGACAATCGGAAATCAACTGCTGCCCATTTATGAAAAGGCAATGACGATGTTTAGCGGCTTCCTGCAATTTATGGAAGATCACTCATCCGTTATTCGCGGAGCTGCTGTTGCTGTTTCTGCATTGGCAGGCGCTCTCGCCGGAGTTTTCATCGCTGAAAAACTGGTAGCTGTTTTTGAAGCGGTGAGCGTTGCCTTCAGCAGTTACACTGCGGCAACCGAGACGGCAACGGTAGCGACGGAAGGATTCGGAGTGGCATTGGATGCAACCGGAATAGGAGGCATACTTGCATTGCTCGGTGCAGCGACCGCAGCGTACACGACACTTGATTTAACTGCAAACAGCGCAGCGAACTCAGTAGCGAAATTGAACAGCGCATTAGAAGATACTAAACTGTCCGAAGCGAATGCGCTGATCGATATAATTCGAAATGCGAAGACTGCCGAGGAAGCGCAAAAGAATCTCGGCTATTTGAATAAGCTGCTTGCCACTCGCAAAGTGAAGCCGCTAACGATGAATGATGTGCTTTACCAATGGGGCAATGATCCACTGAAGGATTTTGCGGCGGCAGCCGGAAGAGAGAAACCAGCGGGTCCTCCGAAAGCTCCATCGATAGATGATGACATTGCAAACGGTATTGCCGGAGGCGGTGTAAAAAATCTGACCATCAACCTCGGAAAGTTTTTTGATAATCTGATTTTTCAAGGCACTACGATTGACAAGGATATTGAGACAGCCGGTGCGCTTACAATGAAACAATTTATGCGGCTTCTTTATTCAGCAGGTAAAACACAATCGGGCGCACTATGAAGAGCACTCTCGATCCTGTACAACTTTACCGGCAAGCCTTCGGCACTACGCCCTACATCGTGCAGCCGAAAGCACTTGAGAATATTTCGCAGCCGCAGACAGAAACATTTTCGCCAGCGCCCGCACCATTGCGCGGCACGGTGGGCGAGCATGGCAGCCCCTTTTACGGGGTGGATGTGCTGGGCCGCGAGTACTTCTGCCCTGTGAGGCTGACGCTCCCTCCGTTACCTGGGACGCCCACAAGTGAACTTTTTGACCTTGATTACCCGGTGGTTCGCATAGAAGGCAAGGTGACAACTGTAGATACTCCGATGGTAGAACAGAAAGGAAGTGTTCACGAAATCATTAACCTGGATGACTATCAAATAATCATTCGTGGAATTATCATCAACCACAGTGGAAGCGAGATTGACGACGCACGAATAAACAGATACTACGACATTCTGGAAACAGGGCAGAATATGAAAATGGAGTGCGTGATCACTGACAGACCGCTGGGCGTAGATAAGAAGGTGATCTTGAAACGTGTGACGATGCCTGAATTTTTCGGAGTAAAAAACGTGTACCGTTACGAATTGGAATTTGTAAGTGATTTCATTTTTCAACTGAATATACAATGATGCTGATGGCTTTTCTACTGACTTCGGCAATAAACATCGCGCAGTTCACCAATGTGAAAGTGAACGATGTGAAAACTATTCGCAGCATCCACACATTTGTCGATACTGCTACTATAAAAATTCCTGCAAGCGCCCGGCTTCAAATGGCAGGCCCACAAACTACTGATACTATACAAACAGCTCAGCAATTTAATGTGGGAGACAAAGTAGTGATCAACCTCGGTTACAACGGTGAAAACCAAAAAGAATTCGAGGGCTTTATTCGCCGTGTAAATTTCACTTCGCCGGTTGAATTAGAATGTGAAGGTTATAGCTGGCAGTTACGGAGCAAGAGCTTTCAAAAAACGTTTACTTCCATTGGGCTT